TCCTAAGCCCAACAAACCAAGTGTAAGTTTAGATAGTTGATCTTTAGGTCTAAAAATAATCTTAATAAGGTAAATTAGTGTTGCTTTGTCCATGGTTGTCCTCAGAATTCCTGTCGCAGGAGATTTTCATTATCAAAATAGTAAAGCGCGTTTTTTTCTGTCCCAACAATTAAAAAAAACAGCCTCTTCCCTGGATTACGTAATTTACATTGATTCCAGTCCATAATATCGGTGTATGAAGCATGAGGATTTTTTTCAGGATGCGTATGCCATGTGCCAAAATATATCAATTGACCTTCGGAGCTCTTATATAAGCGATCGACTATACGCTGATGCTCGGGATCCTTGAGAGTAAAACTCATTCTTGAGCAACGGTCTCCTTTCTGCGGAACTGTAATTTCGACTAAGCCGTAACGCTCAATCTCGAGGTCTTTATTACCAATAACAACTCCAAAAGCTTCCGGAGCCATCGGTTTGATCTGCCTATACTCCAGCCAGATATCACGTACTTTCTTTGAGATATAGAGACTGAAATGTTCAGTCTCCACAGTTAGCGCATCAAAATTATTCATTGCAGATATCACACGCATTATTAAGCAAAGGGAGCACCTCTAATGTCCGGATGAATGCATGGTACCTCCCGCTTAGTTTGAATCCATTCACTGTCGCATCCTCAGAGTTCCCTTTCCAGCTCACTCTGGATGATTCCCTAATCTTACCAAGTAGGCATTTAATACTGAGATCAGCAGTAATGAGCGCGGTTTGAGTCGAGGCTATGTAGGTATAAGGCAGAAATGCATCGCCACATCCGGCATGATTTTTAGTTAAATCTTGATTCGGAGCCAAAAAATTCAGGTTAGAAGCCAGCCCTCTTGAAAAATCAGCGGGGTCGACATATGCACACCGTAAGCAACCTTTTGTTTCGGGAATTGCCAGAACTGCGTGTCCACCTATACCATATCCTTCGACCCATGTATTAATCACCGGAACATTGATTTTTTCGTTATTCAAGTAGTCGTGAAACAGTCGCTCCTGAGTAGGTGATCCAATCGCTATGATGATAAGGTCATACTCCATCAGTAATTCACGACGCCTTAAATCCAGTAACTTGTTAGTATAACTTTTAATTTCCAGCCACGGATATTTGCTGGTGAGGCTGTGCCACAATGCTTGCGATTTATGGAATGATACATACATCGGAGGCAAAATATGGCGGTATAGGTTATTCAGGGAAAGTGTATCTGGATCATATAAATCTAAACAGCCAACACCAGAAGCTGCGAGTTTATCTGCAACGTCTCCTCCCACAGAACCACACCCCACTATCATAACTTTTTTGTTAAGAAGGGATTGTTCTGCTCCACTCCTGGGCATAAGTCTTTCTTTGTTAAAAGTTAATACCTCGACAGGTTCAAGTAACCATTCAGTTAGATGAGACTGTTTGAAGGGCAACGTTTTTCGACCTTTGCCGGAGTGCTTTTGGGAAAAATGAATTCCAAACCATGTGATTCCAGAAGGGGTTCGAGCACTAAAGACTAACCAAAACTCATACGAACGCTTTTGAGCAAATTGTTGTGTTAATTTGGTTAGCACATCCACCGGTAGTTCTGACAGCAGATCAAGATACCAGTCAGCAAGTTCATCCTTTTTCCATGGTGCTGGTTTTGCCACGCTTAACGGCACAAAGAATCCTATGCCATTTGAGGACTTGCGATCCTTTAGAACCTGATTAATTGGTGAAAAAGTATTTTTAGAAACTGAACCTTCTGAATATCCTAAAAAATATTGACCCAAGCCTAAGTGGCCTTTTCGTGGTTTAAGAACGCACAACTCTTCTGCTGTTTCGCTTTCGGTTAAACAAAGAAACGGGGGGGTGTCTTGCTTGACGATGCTCAGCCACCCAGCTTCAAATTCCCGAAGTAATTCCTGAGTATTCCATTCGCTATCACTCAAAGCCTGAGTTAACAAAGCAACATGTCTTTTGAGCGATTCTTCAAAAGCGAGCTCAGGCCGTTCAAAATTCACGGAAACAGCATCAGGTACATTCACACAAATACTTGCAAATAGACTTCCAGGATTGAATGCGGTATGTGCGAGTCTGGGCAGTGCTGATGGGTCGGCAAGGAAAAAGCTGGGCATTTTTGAGAGCTCAGCAACAGTGAAATGCCAAAGAGTAACTGGCAGACCATTAATTTCCAGCTCGACGGTTAAGCATCCGATTTCTTCCGTCTTCGATGGAATTGCGGATACCTTGTATCCGCATTCGTTCAAATGATTCAGAATGACTGAATAATTCATGCGCCTTGCGATGTCCCCACTACTCCGGAAGAAGCAAAAACGGTTTTGACAGCATTTGACGAAGCAGATGAAGTCGCTGCGCATTCAGGAAAGTCTTCACCAAATACACTTCGTAGCAACTCACACTGCTTAGACTCTTGCTCTTCATCAGCAACCTTATTCAAGGTTTTCAAAAGAGCGCTAAGCTTGTTACGAAACTGGGTACCTGTCGCAACACTACTGCCGTGGAAAATATCCCTGTTAGGGCTTACTGGAAGCGCAACGTTGACCCTGTATTTGTCCAACTCAACGAGAGTGAAATAACTACGATAGTTGAGAATGTGATTAATGGTTTCTCTCAGCGCAGTGAGATCATCAGGAAAACCTTCATCGTTAATCGAAGAGTTGAAGGACTCCTTAACCATTACCGCAATGCCGATGGAGTAAATTTTGCGACGTACATCATCGCCAAAAGTGAAGTTTCTCCAGCGCTTGAGGTATCTGACAATACGCCGGTACTGGTCATGCTTATTCGAGCCATATGTTTCATCAGAATCATAATCATTGACCCAATCGATGAGCTCACGCGGTGAGGCTCTAGACCACTCACGATTCTCCTCATCTGAATGTCTCTTGCCAACGGCTAATTCGTACTGTCCATTATCGTACTTGCGGTAAACTGGGATATCGATATGAAGGTCATCAGCCTTGTAATCAGCAGTTACACAAGGTTTTTTGATTTTGGCATTTTTAAAACCCCGTTCTTCCAGCACTTCCAGAACTGCAAGCTTGGGTGTTATTGGGTTTTCAGGAGCTAACCCCGCTTCAATAACAATGGCACGGTCAATATCGAAATCCTGCCCTTTTTCCCGGATACCAGTGAAGGTTGCCAAAGATCCTTGAATGAAATCCTCAATGACCGGGTATCCATCCTCTTTGAATCGGTCAATGATATCAGATGTAATGCTGTCATCCTTGAGGCGGGCCGTTGTGTACTCTAGGTCCTTCCTGCCTAACTTAATAGCATCATGAAAATTCTTAAATTTGTTTTGAAGACTCATACTTACCCCGCATTTGTTGTGAACAAAATTTGATCTGGGGGCGCTTCGCTTGATTTCAAGTGCAAAAGTAAAAAATAAGTTAGTTCTTATTGACGTAAGTGGGAGTGTGTAGATTTTGAGCTATTGACCTGCTCCCCATTAATGAAAACAGCGTAATGTTTGTAATGTCAGCTTCTGGCACAGAGCTGCCTGTCAGTTTGGCTCTGTGCCGTAGCCGTGTCAGGTCAAGTTGCGACTAATACACCTAAATTGGCGGCTGCGGTGTTATTCGTCTTCGTTGTCCAGGCTGTATTTTTTAAACCGGATGACCTCAATGCCAAGCCAGTCATTAACCTCTTTGATGCGCTCCTGGAGCGGTGTCAACTCGTTACGCACAAAGACCTTGGCCGCCTTCTCGACGTCGCCCGTTGACCCGACGTTTTCCGGCTTACCCCCCATCAGTTGATAGGGGATACGGTGGGCGTCCATCAGGTCAGCCGCGCTGACTTTCTTGATGTTAAAAAAATCGTCTTTGGTAGCCACTTCACTGAGCGGCACGATTTTAATACCGTCGGGCTTTCCGTTCGGCGCATAGAAAAACAGGTTCTTAAAATTCCCCAATCCCTTTGAGTGACTCATCGCCTCGCGTAGCGCATCGACGTCGGTGGTGCTCTGGGCTGCGTCTGTCACATACATGATGTAACCGGCGTGCGCGCCGTTCTGGTAATACTTGCGGCGGAACAGCGTGGCGGACTCGTTCAGCCATGCTGAATTAAGCGCGCTCAGGTATTCAGGCATCCCGTAAAGCTCCTGGTTAATATCCGGCTCCAGCAGGTGAAACACGCTATCGGGGGCGAAGCTGTGCGGCTCGGTAAAGGATTGCACAAACCAGTAAACACCACGCTCCACGCCGCGTCGGGTGTATTTGGCCGGGGAGGTGGCAAGCTTCATCAGCTTGCCGCTGATGCTTAAACGCTGCTCTAAAAAAGCGTTCCCAAAGACCAGATGGTCAAGCGCAAAGCGGCTAAAATCCTGCTGAGATAGCAGCGGGTGCGGGATGTAGGTGCTGGCCAAGATGTTGCGCTTAACGTAAATCGGTGAGCTGTGATGTACTGCAGCGCGAAAGGTTTTCGCCAGTCCGGAAAAACTGATTGGCGGTTCTATCCATTTGCCGTTACCGACGCACTCGGTGTAATCCAAAATGTCACGGCGATCCAATACCGCTGACGGCTCGCCAAAGGTGAACGCCTGCGTAGCCTGTGCTGGCTGCGCGCTGGTTGTGGTGGCCTTTTTGTTGCGGCGGTTGCGCTTATTCATCGGTTGAACTCCAGGATAGATTTAGACGGCTGACCATTGGCGGCGGTGAGCGGTTCGTTTAACAGGGCGTGCATGGTCGCCCACGCAACGTCGGCGTGGCTGGCTTCTTCACTGCGACTGGCGTCATAAGTGGCACTGCGCCCGCTGGCGGTCATGGTTTTGCGGATGGCCATAAACGATTTGGTGATGTCGGTGTGGGCGATGTCGTATTCCAGACGGCCACTGCCAATCGTGTCTTTGGCTTTCAGCACCATGGCGGTCTTAACCTCCGGGCTATAGCGGATTTCCCGCGCTGCCGGGTAGAAGGCGCGTACAAGCTGAAATACACCCTGACCGATGCCGGTGGCGTCGATACCGATATACTCCACGCGGTACTTTTCTGTTAGCGCTTTGATGGCCTCGGCCTGGGCGGCAAAGTCCATGCCTTTCCACTGGTGGTGCTCCAGGATGCGGAATTTACCGCCCACGGCCATCGGAGGAGCCAGCACCACACACCCTGCGCTGTCGCCGGTGTGCGCAGGGTCATAGCCGACCCATACCGGGCGATCACCGAAGGGCCGGGCCGCATACGGGTTAACGTCCGTCCATTCCTCCAGGCTATCGACCATACAGCCCTGCAATTCCTCAAACGGGAACACCGAGGCTTTATCGTCAACGAATTCGCACATAAACAGATTGCGGAAATCATCGGCGCTGTTTTCGCGCTTAAGCGTGTCCAGGTCAAACAGATCGCAGCCCCCGGCGAGCGCATCCTCAATGGTGACAATTTGCCGCCATTGGCCATCATCACAGAGTTTTCCAGCGGCTAGCGCGTTGTGGCTGATATCGATCTCCACATGCTCTTTGGTGCTTTTGCGCCCCTTGTTGAACAGTTCGCCAGACCAGAACGGGAACGCTCCATGCGCGAGGGTGGACGGGGTGGAAAAGTAGGTTGACCGCAGGTGCTTCTGTGAGGCCATGCCGGAGGCCACTTTGCGCAGCTTTTGGAAGTTGGGGATCCAAAAGATTTCATCGACCAACAGGTCGCCGTTATGGCTCTGTGCGGTGTTGGAGTTGGTGCCAAGGAAAATCAGCTTCGCGCCGTTGTTACCGAGCACAATCGGGTCGCCGGTCAGCTCAACGTCAACCTGGTGAGCAAATTGAATAATGTATTCACGGAACACATACGCCTGGGTTTTACTGGCTGAGAGGAATACTTGATTGTGACCGGTTTTCAGGGCGTGCAGCAGCGACTCGCGAGCAAAATAAAACGTCGCGCCAATCTGACGCGATTTCAGGATGTTGCGGATACGGTGCGCCAGCCCGGCTTTGTGCCAGCCGAGCTGATACTCGAATGAATCATCAAAAAATACCTGCTCCAGCTTGGCAATCGCCTCCTCGCTGAAATAGTTCTTTTTCGGCTTCTTGCGCTCCCCTTTGTTACGGTTGGCTACGTTGGGATTGAGGTCGACCTCGTTGCCGGTGGTCATGTAACGATTAACCCGTGCTAACCGCTCAATCTGGCGGCCTAATAGGTCAATCTCTTTGTAATCGCTGCCCTCTTTTTTGCCCTTCAAAATAAGCTGAATAATCCGCGCTTCCAGGCTGGCTTCGACGCGGGAAATCGGCGCAATCGCGTCCCATTTTTCGCGCTGTTTCCAGCTCTGCACGGTGGGTGCCTTTTGGTTGAGCATTTCGGCAATCTGCTTGACGGAAAACCCTTGCCAGTAGAGTAAGGACGCCTGTCGTCGCGGGTCGAGCAGGAGTGTGGTGTCGGTCTGAATGTGCATGCTGTGCCCTCGTGGTGGTGACGAGGGCAAGGCTACGCAACCGGCACCGGCGGCGCGCTAAGGTGCTGTTGTGTCAGGGGTAGTCCGTCGGCCATTGCTGGTCGCGTGAGTGTTTGACCGGGAAACTAGCCCCGACATAACACTCCTATCAGGACAAATGACCATGGCAAAAAAAGTATCAAAGTGGTTTCGCGTTGGCGTCGAGGGTGACACCTGCGATGGCCGAGTAATTGACGGTAATGATATCCAGCAAATGGGCGAGAGCTTTGACCCGCGTGTCTATGGCTGCCGCATCAATTTGGAACACATCAAAGGGCTATTTCCCAACGGCGATTTCAAGCGCCTAGGTGATGTGGTCGAGCTGAAGGCCGAGCAGATTGACGACGATTCAATCCTCAATGGCAAGTGGGCGCTGTTCGCCAAGTTGACCCCTACCGACGACTTGGCCGCCATGGTGAAGGCGGGCCAGAAGGTTTACACCTCCATGGAGATCCGCCCGAACTTTGCCAACACCGGCAAGTGCTATCTCGTTGGCCTCGCGGTGACTGATGACCCGGCCAGCCTGGGCACGGAATACCTTGAATTCTGCTCTCGCGCTAAAACCAACCCGCTCGCGGGCCGTAAGGCCGAGCCGGGCGACCTGTTCTCAGTGGCCACGCTGGTCGAACTGGAGTTCGAAGAAGTGCCCGATACCCTCCTGTCCAGCTTGAGCGAAAAGGTAAAAGCCATGTTCAGCCGCAAGCAGGAGAGCGATGACGCGCGTTTTAGCGATGTGCATGAGGCCGTCACGGCGGTGGTGGAGCAGGTACAGGCCAGCGGCGAAAGCACCGCACAGCGTTTTACCGAGCTGGAGCAGGAAATTGCCGGGCTGAAAACCGCAGCAAAAGACAGCCAACAGCAGTTTGCCGAGCTGAAAACCACGCTCGACAACACCGAGAGTTTTAGTCAGCCGGGCCGCCCGGCGGCAACCGGTGGCGATGGTGGAGATAGCCTGCTGACCAACTGCTAACCGACTGACCGGGGAGTAGTACGCCCCCTGTTACCACCCCGTTTATTGACTAGGAAACCCTAATGAAAAAAGAGACCCGCTTTAAATTTAACGCTTATCTGACGCAGGTTGCGAAGCTCAACGGCATCGACGTCGGTGATATCTCCAACAAGTTCAGCGTGGAGCCGTCGGTCACGCAAACCCTGATGAATACCGTGCAGGAGACCTCTGATTTCCTGACCCGCATCAATATGGTGCCGGTGGATGAGCTGAAAGGGGAAAAGGTCGGCGTTGGTGTAAATGGCTCCATTGCCAGCACCACCGACACCGACGGCGGCGCAGAGCGCCAGACCGCTGACTTCACTGCACTGGAGTCGAAAGGCTATGAGTGCCATCAGGTCAACTTTGATTTCCATCTGCGTTATAAGCAGCTCGACCTCTGGGCGCGCTATCAGGATTTCCAGTTGCGTATCCGTAACGCCATCGTGAAGCGTCAGGCGTTGGATTTCATTATGGCCGGGTTCAACGGCGTTAAGCGTGCGGCAACGTCGAACCGCAAACTGTACCCGCTACTGGAGGATTTAGCGGTCGGCTGGCTGCAAAAGTATCGCGATGAAGCGCCAACCCGCGTAATGAGCAAAGTCACCAACGAGGAGGGGGAGGTGATTTCCAATACCATCCGCATCGGTAAAGGGGGTGACTATGCCAACCTGGATGCGCTGGTGATGGACTCTACCAACAACCTGATTGCACCGTGGCATCAAGAGTCACCTGACTTGGTGGTCATCTGTGGCCGCAAGCTGCTGGCGGACAAGTATTTTCCGATTGTTAACCAGGAGCAGGCGAATACCGAGGCGATGGCCGCCGACGTGATTGTCAGCCAGAAGCGCATCGGTAACCTGCCAGCCGTGCGCGTGCCGTTCTTCCCGGCCAACGCCATCATGGTCACCAGCCTGGAAAACCTCTCTATCTACTTCATGGATGAGAGCCACCGCCGTCACATGGAAGAAAACGCCAAGCGTGACCGTGTGGAAAACTACGAGTCGATGAACATCGACTATGTGGTTGAGGATTACGCCTTCGGTTGCCTGATTGAAAATATCGAGTTGCTGGCCAAGACAACCGAAACCAACCCGGACGCGGTTAAAGCGTTGGCGGGGGAGTTGGTGAAGGAAATGAAGGAGATCACACAGCCAGCAGTAACCGGCGAACAACCAGCAGGCGATAAGGCGTAAACCATGACGAGTCCCGCACAGCGTCACATGATGCGGGTCTCGGCCATGGAGGCTGCGCAGCGGGTAGATGACCCGCTGCGCCATGCCAACGCCTACGAGCAAATGCTCGTTAAGCTGGCCGCAGACCGCGCAAAGTTAAAACAAATCTACTCCGTCGAGAGGAAAGCCGAGCATAAGCGGGCCATGTTGCCTGCCTATGCGCCCTGGGTGGCTGGCGTGCTGGCCGAAGGGCGTGGCGCACAAGATGACATCCTGATGACCGTCATGCAGTGGCGGCTCGACGCCGACGATATCCCCGGCGCGCTGGTGATTGCGCCCTATGCGCTGCAACACCGGCTTGCTACCCCTAACAACAAGCGCCCGGCACCCTATTTGCTGGTTGAAGATGTTGCGTTGTCCGCTGAGCGCTGCCGCAAGGCGGGGACTCCGGTGGCCATCAGCGACTTGCTGGCCACGCTGGAGTTGGTCGGCGATGCCGATATGCCCGAAGAGGTGCGTGCCAAGCTGCACAAGGTCATTGGCCTGATGCTCAGTGAGGCGGGTGATTTTTCGCAGGCATTGGAGCACCTCAACATCGCCATGCGAAAGGACAAGGCCGCCGGGGTGAAAAAAGAGATCCAACGGTGCGAGAGTGCGCTCAAGCCCAAACCGACTCCTGCCGCCAAAAGAACAACTGCGCGCCCGCGCAAGACTGCCGCCACCCCGGCAAAACGTGGGCGCCCACCGAAGGCGAAAAAAGTCGCCGGTTAACAGAATGCGCCCCGCGCTGGGCGGCACGATGGCCGCGACTGCCTTAGGGCTTATCAACGCCATCGTCCACCGCCCCCTATTTTGAGGTCGTCATGACAACAGTGATTATGCATAACCCCGTTGCGACGTTTGATGTGCCGACGGCCATTATCCCGCCCCCGGATGTGTCGGAGGCGGTGATTAAAAACACCTTCTTTTTCCCCGACGTAGACCCGAAGCGCGTGCGTGAGTTGATGCGCTTGGAGCATACCGTAACGCCGCAGCGCCTGCGCCGCGCGATCCAAAGTGGTATCGCGGAGACCAATGCCGAGTTGTATCTGTACCGAGAGCAGCAGATGGCCGCCGGGTTTACGTGCCTGACGGACGTGCCCGCCGAGCATATCGACGGGGAGAGCGAGAAGTGTTTTCACTACTTGAGTGCGGTCTGCGCCATGGCCACCGCTGTCCTGTACGAGCGTTATCGTACTGTCGATGCCAGTGCCAAGGGCGATAAAAAGGCCGATGACGTTGAGGCGTCGATTGACGAGCATTGGCGGGATATGCGCTGGGCGGTGGCTCGGTTACAGGGTAAGCCGCGCTGCATTGTCGGGCAGCTCTGATGGAGATCATTGCACAGCAGGGGGACACTCTTGACGCGCTGTGCCACCGGCACTATGGCCGCACCGAGGGCGTGGTCGAGGCGGTGTTGTTGGCCAATCCGGGGTTGGCTGAGGTGGGTGTCATTCTGCCCCACGGCACGGCCGTCACGTTGCCGGTGATGGCCACCGCCCCGGCAACCGAAACCGTTCAGCTATGGGATTAAGCATGGAGAAAATCACCTCGTTCTTTGCCTATGCCGTGGCCGTGATGTTGGCCTGGGTGGGTAAGTATTCCGCGCAGGATATCGCGCTGATTGTCGGTGCCACGGTGGGGGTGGGCACCTTTGCCATCAACTGGTATTACCGCCGGAAAAGCTATCTGTTGCTCAAGCGTGCCGGTGTTCAAAAGGAGGTTATCGATGCCCTCAATCGTTAAGCGTTGCAGCGTGGCGGCGGTGCTGTTGCTGGCCGTGCTGCTGCCCGACTTTAGCCAGTTGCGTACCTCTCTGGCCGGGCTCGAGTTGATTGCCAACCTGGAAGGGTGCCGCCTGAGTCCGTACCAGTGCAGCGCTGGCGTATGGACGAGCGGTATTGGCCACACCGCCGGGGTTAAGCCGGGGCAGGCCATCAGTGAGCGCGATGCCGCTGTCAATCTGGTGGCGGATGTTATGCAGGTTGAGCGCAGGCTGGCGCAATGTATGCCGGTGGCCATGCCGCAGCCGGTTTACGACGCGGTGGTCAGCTTTGCCTTTAACGTCGGCACCGGGGCGGCGTGCAAGTCCACGCTGGCGCATTTCATCAATCAGCAGCAATGGCCGCAGGCGTGCAATCAGCTCCCGCGTTGGGTGTATGTCAATGGCGTTAAGTCTGCCGGGCTGGCCAACCGGCGCGCCAGTGAGCGCACGCTGTGCATGACGGGGGCGCAATGAAAACATTGATTATTTTGCTGGTGCTGGCCGTCGTGGCGACGTGGTGGATAGGGCGGGAAAACCGCGAGCTGACGCGCTCGCTGTCCGACGCAACCGAGACCGTCGGCAAGCAGAAAAAAGCACTGCAAGCCTCGCAGCGCTCGCTCACGGAACTGAGAGACCGCGCCCGCAGCGACGAGCGTGCGCACGTGCTTTTACGTGAGCAGCGTGACACCGCCGAGGCATTGGCCAACCGTCGCAATCAAACCATCACGAGGCTCCTCAATGAAAATGAAGCTCTGCGCCGCTGGTATGTTTTTCCTCTGCCTGATGACGTTATCAGGCTGCACCGACGTCCCGCCTTTACCAACCCCGACGATTATCTACGCTGGCTGTCCGAGAATCAGCAGTTGCCCGATACCGGAAAGCGCGCCGACCACTAACGGGGCGCTGAGTGAAGATGTTCGCCAACTTGAGCGCGCCCTGGTGAGCTGCGCGCAGCAGGTAGAAACCGTGAAGCAGTGTCAGGAGAAATTAGATGTTGAAGCCGAAAAGCCTGCGCAAAGCGCTGAATGACGCGCTGCCGGTGCTGAAAGCCAACCCGGAAATGCTGCGCATCTTTATCGACGGCGGGGCGATTGGGGCCACGTTGGCGACCTCGCTATCCTTCGAAAATCGCTACACGCTCAATGTGGTGGTAACGGATTTTACTGGCGACTTGGATTTGCTGTTGGTGCCTATAGGGGCATGGCTACGGGAAAATCAGCCCGACATCATGACCACTGACGAGGGCAAAAAGCAGGGATTTACCTACATCGCCGACATCAACAATAACGAAAGCCTGGACGTGAGTATCAGCCTTCGCCTGACCGAACGCACGATTGTCAAAGAGGTTGACCGGGCGCTGCATGTTTCGCACGCTCCGGAGCCGCCACCACCGGTGCTGGTTGTGCGACCAATGCAGCTCTACATCCACGGCGAGCTAGTGAGCGAATGGGATGAGTGAGCTTAAACCCTTTGATGACAAGCTGGCGGCGCTGATTGCCAGTCTGTCACCAGCCAGCCGCCGCAAGATGGCCGCCGAGATTGCCAAGCAGCTCCGCGCCAGTCAGCAGCAGCGCATCAAGCGCCAGCGGGCACCCAGCGGAATCCCGTACGCCAGTCGCCGCCAGCCGGTGCGGGGTAAAAAAGGCCGGGTTAAGCGGGCCATGTTCGCCAAGCTGCGCACCAATCGCTACATGAAAGCCAAGGGCAGTAATGACGACGCGGTGGTTGAGTTTGTCGGGCGCGTGCAGCGCATGGCGCGCGTGCATCAGGACGGCTTGAAAGACCGCCCAACGCGTTATAGCAAAGAAGTGCGCTATGACGTGCGCGAGTTGCTAGGATTCAGTGAGGCTGACCGGCAAATCGTTGAGGATGTGGTGATTTCTCATTTTGCGGATAACTGATAGTTGTTGTTTGGCAGGCCATCCTACGCCCGTTGATTGCCGCCGGAACCCTCCGGCGGCATCCTTTCCCTATGAAAACACTAGAATCCCTCTCAGAACTCGCGCGCGCAGTGCGCAATCTTATCCGCATTGGCGTCGTTGTTGACGTCGATATCGATGAGGGGCGCTGCCGCATCCAGACCGGCGGCAATACTACCGACTGGTTGAACTGGCTCACCTGCCGCGCCGGGCGCTCACGCACCTGGTGGGCGCCGTCCATTGGTGAGCAGGTGCTTGTGCTGGCCCTCGGTGGCGAGCTGGATACCGCCTTTGTGCTGCCGGGCATTTATTCCGATGATTTCCCGCCACCGTCAGTCTCTGCCGATGCATTCCATATCAACTTTCCTGATGGCGCGGTCATTGAGTACGAGCCGGAAACCGGCGCGATGACCGTCACTGGCATCAAAACGGCGGACGTGACCGCCTCCGAGTCGCTCACCGTCACGGTGCCGGTGGTGACGGTTAACGCCAGCGAGAAAATCACCCTAAACACACCGGAGGTGGTCTGCACCAACAAGCTGACCACCGGTACGTTGGAAGTGCAGAAGGGCGGCGAGATGAAAGGGGATATCAGCCATTCCGGCGGCACCTTCAAATCTAATAACGTGCAGATAGATAACCACGGTCACGGTGGTGTACAGCGCGGCGGTGGCTGGACGGAGGGTACAAAATGACGGCGCGCTACAGCGGCATGAGCCGCGACACTGGCACCGAATTAACCGACCTTGACCATATTCGCCAAAGCGTGCGTGACATTCTTATCACACCGATTGGATCGCGAGTGATGCGCCGTGAATATGGCTCCCTGCTGTCAGCCCTGATTGACCAGCCGCAAAACGCGGCGGTCAAACTGCAAGTGATGGCAGCTTGTTATGTAGCCATTCTCAAATGGGAGCCGCGCATCAGCCTGACGGCCATCACGTTCGAGAGTCATTTCAATGGCCAAATGGTCGTTGATATCACCGGCGAGCGCCGCGACGCCAGCGGCACATTTTCCTTAACCGTCCCCCTGAGCTGATAACTATGCCAACGATTGATTTAAGCCAGCTTCCCGCGCCGGATGTGGTGGAAGCGTTGGAGTATGAAAGCCTGCTAGCCGAGCGCAAAGCAATGTTGATCTCCCTGTATCCGGCAGACCAGCAGGAGGCTATCGCACGCACCCTAGGGCTGGAGTCCGAGCCTATCGTCAAGCTACTGCAGGAAAACGCCTATCGCGAGCTGATGCTACGCCAGCGGGTGAATGAGGCGGCACGTGCGGTGATGGTGGCCTTTGCCACTGGCAGCGACCTCGACCAGCTTGGCGCGAATGTTGACACCCCTCGATTGGTGATTACACCTGCTGATGACTCCACACTCCCCCCGACACCGGCTGTCATGGAATCCGATAGCGAGTATCGGGTGCGTATCCCGCAGGCATTTGAAGGTATTAGTGTTGCGGGGCCATCCGGTGCCTATGAGTACCATGGCCGCGCTGCCGATGGTCGGGTGGCTGACGTGAAAGCAATCAGCCCGAGTCCGGCCTGCGTGACCATTTCGGTGTTGTCGCGTGAGGGTAACGGCACGGCCAGTGCTGACTTGCTGGCCGTGGTCACTCGCACCTTGAATGACGAGAACGTGCGCCCGGTGGGTGACCGTGTGACCGTGCAATCCGCGAGCATTGTCAAATACACCATTGAGGCGGTGCTCTATCTCTACCCAGGCCCGGAGGCGGCCCCCATACAGGCCGCAGCCGAGGCCAAGCTCAAGCGCTACATCACCGCGCAGCACCGGCTAGGACGTGACATTCGCCTGTCAGCCATCTATGCCGCGCTGCACGCGGAGGGTGTGCAGCGTGTGGAGTTGAAAAAGCCGCTGGCCGATATCGTGCTGAATAATACCCAGGCGTCGTTTTGCGAGCAGTACCGCATCACTGTCGGGGGTTCTGATGAGTAACCGTCTGTTACCCGTCGGTTCCTCGCCGCTGGAAGTGGCCGCCGAGCGTGCCTGCGCCGAGTTGGTTCGCGTGCCGGTGCCGTTGCGTGACTTGTGGAACCCGGCAACCTGTCCGCTTAATTTGCTGCCCTATCTGGCTTGGGCATTCTCGGTTGACCGATGGGATGAGAACTGGCCGGAGGCCGTCAAGCGTAACGTGGTGACCTCGGCGTTTTACCTGCACAGCCACAAAGGCACTATCGGGGCTGTTCGCCGGGTTGTGGAGCCGCTCGGCTATCTCATCAAAGTACATGAGTGGTGGCAAACCAACGACCCGCCCGGCACCTTTCGGCTAGATATCGGCGTACTGGAAACCGGCATCACCGAGGAAATGTATCAGGAGATGGAGCGGATGATTGCCGATGCCAAGCCGGTCAGTCGCCACCTTATCGGCCTCAATATCGTGCAGGACGTTTACGGCCCTGTTTACACCGGCGTCGGCATTTACGATGGCGACACAATTACTGTTTACCCCGGATAACAAGCGAGAAATTATGAGCAAATACAAAGCTATTCTGACCACCGCCGGGGCGGCAAAGATTGCTGCCGCCAGCGCAGGCGGCAAGCCGTTGAAGATTGACCGTCTGGCCGTCGGGGACGGTAACGGTAAGTTACCCACGCCTAGCCCGGCACAAACCAAGCTGATTAATGAGCGCTACCGTGCGGCACTTAACTCGCTGACCGTTGATAAGGCCGCGCCAGACCGGCTGATTGCCGAGTTAATTATTCCGGCCAGCGTGGGCGGCTTCTGGCTGCGTGAAATGGGCCTGTATGACGCAGAAGGCGTGCTGATTGCGGTCAGCAACATGGCCGAATCCTACAAGCCAAAGCTGGAAGAGGGCAGCGGGCGCACGCAGACCCTGCGTATGGTGCTGATTGTCAGCCACACCGAGGCTATCACGCTGATTGTTAGCGGTGATATGGTGACGGCCACGCGCGACTTTGTGACGGCGGCGATTGATGACCATGCCAAGTCCCGCAACCATCCTGACGCCACCACGGCAGCCAAGGGTTTTGTGCAACTGAGCAGCGTCACCAACAGCGCCAGCGAGACCCTGGCGGCCACGCCGAAAGCGGTCAAGGCGGTAAATGATGCGGCGGTGAAGCTGACGCAAAATCTGGCTGATTTGCCGGATAAGGCCAAAGCACGCGCCAACCTGGGGCTCAAGTCTGCCGCTTTGTGTGAAACGGGCGAAGCTGCCGGGCAGGTGTTAACCGCCAACAAGGCGTTTGGCTTGGGCTTAATGCAGCCTGAGCGCAGACATAAACTTGCTGACCTTGGCGGGGCTAATGGCTTCACCGGGTTTACATGGTCAGCCGTTAGCGACCCGGATACACCGTCAATCGCGGCATCAGCGGGGATTATTAACCATGCCTGGCGGCCATCGGCTACCGCTGCACCATATGTGCTGCAATTGGCTTGGCGGCAAGGTCGCGCCGCTTTCCGTACCAAAGATTCCAACATGGATTTCCTGGGCTGGAGTGAGTTACTGCATACTGGAAATGGTTATACAGCGACGCAAAGTGATGGCAAATATGCGCTGCGTTCCATCAAGGTGAATGGCAAGCCGCTGAGTGCTGATGTCAATCTGCTGGCCGCGGATGTGAACGCCTGGAACAAGACAGAGGCAGATGGCCGTTACCTGATGTTATCGGGAGGGACGGTAAAAAAGCTGACAGTCAAAACCGGCTCCACCGGCACGGAAAACATCGCGATGCTGATTGATGGTGTAGAGCATACGCCCTTTGTGTTGAAGCGTAGCACTGCCACCGCCAATTTATCCATTGGCTTTCAGCTCGGCGGCGGTGCGCCGCTGTATCGACTGGGCATTAATGACAAAAATAATCTCTGTTGGGGCACCGAAGCAAATCAGGCTGCCAATGCCACAATTTATCACACTAAAAATAAACCCACTGCGGCGGATGTAGGGGCGCTGACTGACGCCCAGGCGTTACAAAAGTATGCTTTGCGCTCTATCAAGGTGAACGGCAAGCCCTTATCAGCTGATGTGAATTTAGTGGCGGCAGACATTAACGCCTGGAATAAGACCGAGTCGGACTCACGCTATTTGATGAAGAGTGGCGGCCAGTTAACGGGTACAGTAAAAACCAGCGCAGAAATCCAGTCTACTAAAGCAGATAACTACCGACAGGTTTACGGTGATTATGGGACATTCTGGCGTAATGACGGTAACAGTCTGTATTTGCTGATGACCAAGGCCAAAGACCAGTATGGGACATTTAACGCCCTACGCCCGTTTTCTGTGGATGTGAAGGCAGGACATGTTTCGTTTGGCCATAACGTAGCCGTAAATGGTTTGCTCCGAGCTAATAAAAATATCTCTGTCGGTGAGGATTTGTTTGTTGACCGCAATGCCACCGTGTCTGGCACTTTGACCGTAGGGAAAAGCACCCACAGCAGTGATGGCAATATTTTGGGTAGCCGCTGGGGTAATAAATGGTTATGGGATGCAGTGATTGAGCAGGTTAATGGTCGAGTTGACTGGAACTCATTTAACAATCGCACTCATGTGGCCGGTGATCGCAATGCGTGGTGGTACAAGGACGAATTGACGGGGTTCATTATCCAGGGCGGCGTGGTCAATCGTGTTGATTACGTTAACTGGGTTGGTTTTCCCCGAGGTTATGCACGGGAGTGCTTCGGTGTGCAACTGACACTTACCAGTTCAAACGGAACTTGGTTCGGTGATAGTCGGGTCAATATTCAGCCGCGAGATCTGAGTAACAACGGGTTTAACGCAATGATGGATGGTCAAGAGCAGGTGGCGTTCTGGCAGTCGGTGGGGGTTTAAGGATGAGTTACGGATATAGCGCAACGACACCTGCTCTTGACCATCCATCATTG